GATCTCAGACTCGATGGAATCCATGTCATGCATGAAGTCGATCACCTCGATTGGCAGGGAATAGAGTTTAGTGAGTGCTTCTGTAATTGCCGGCAATTCTCTTCCATAGTTTACTTTGTAGTCTTCCATCTCTCTGACTGGAACGCCTGCCATGTTGGATGCAAGTCGGCGGTAAATATCTTCACCAGACATTTCAAGGGAAAAGAACAAGCAGGACTTACCTTCCAGAATATTCGCTACTATAGCTTGGACTAGGAGGATAGATTTACCTCCACCTGTTTCAGCGGCAATAGTCATCATCTCGCCTTTGTGCATTCCACCACCCATGTTTCGGTCTAACATGATTAATCCAGTCGAGTAACAATCCTTCTTAGCTTTACCTTCCATCTCGTCGATGATCTGGTTAAGCATATCCTTCTTTGTCCGTTTAGGTTTTGTGTCATCATACTGAATCGCGTTTATCGTTAACGATAACTCTTCCATGTTTCCTCGACCTTGGCGGATGTCTTGCTCGTTGACTTCCCAGTAGGAGATCATATCTCGATAGGCTTTGGCTTTCCGTAATTCATATCTGTAGTCGGCGGCGATGTCTTGGCAGACCTTCCCTGCAACCATTCTGATGCAGGAGAGAATGTCGTAAACAGCATGGTCGCCACCAGCCAGTTCTTTTAGACCAGCATTTTCTAGCTCTGCAATGACCATAAACTCGTCGGCCCTACCCGCTCGGCTGTGGACAGCCTTTATCGCATCAAAAATGATTTTATGGGCTTCTAGGAGGAAATACGAGGCATCCCAGCTTTGCTTGGTTAGGATGTCTGGGTCTTGCATCATCAAAGACAAGGCGGCTTGCTCAGACGATGATCGAACAGGAACATCTTTCATTGGGGTTACGACTTTGAAGTTATAGGTTGGTTTCTTTTCGGGTTTCATGTGTTTAGATGGTTGTTGGTTTCCAGCTTCCTTCGGGATCAATCGTGGGTTTGGTTCGGTTGATCCATGAAGAAAAGAATGGTTGGGTAAACTGGCGCGGTGGATGGGCGAGCAGCCAGTTCTTCGCGGCGATGACTTCGGCATCGACATCTTTGGTGGGATTTAGTTTCTTGAGTTCAGAGATGAAGGAATCATTGACGAGTTTGGGTTTCCGTTTCTTGGGAACTGAACTCGTATCTTCAGCTTCCTTTTTGGTTTGGTATCGAATTTCTGGTTTCTTCTTATTATTCTCTGGTATCTCATCTATTAGTCTCTGGTTAATGGGGTCGGTTTTCCAACCCTGTTGGTTTTCAGCAGGGTTGCTTTTCCGTAGGGTTGCTCCAGAAATATGACGAACCCGAATATACCATTTCCCCATTCGCTTGTTTTCGTGATTGTATCTCGGATCGTCCTCGATGAGTTCCAAGTCGATCAATGTCTGCTTGGCTTTGTGAAATCTATCCCTACCGATATTCAGTTTGGTCATGCAATAATCCGAGACGGCATAGACTGAATTGTTACCCTGCCACTTCGACACATAGCAGTAAAACGAGTATAGGGCCAATGCATCGGCTGGGTTCTCAGACTCCAGAATCTTATCTACTGTCGGCTTCGTTAATCCTACCAGATAGTTCTCTGGTGTTCCTTCGCATAAAGTCTCCGCGCAGGAATACTCATCAATATTGTATGTCATAAAAAAAGGCGACCCCTAGCGGTGGCGAAAAAAGCGGCAACAGACGCGTAGGAATTAACCACCGCAAAGGGGCCATATATTTTGTTGTTAATTTAATTTTTTCTCACTCGGTTCCTACGCCGAGGTGTGATCTCTCACACATTGACCACCATATCAGATGCTATAATTCTGTCAAGCGTTATTGTTACCGATAATCCAAATCAATTTCTTCACGCTCGCACTTCACCCACTCCTCGATTTGGTCTACGAGGTTTGTCCAAGCAAGGTCAGACATATGGTCATCTTGGCAGTCCATAGCATGAAGCTTATGATGGAGTTCTAGGTCTTCGTCTTTGATCAATGCAAGTTCCGACCAGAGGATTCGTTTTCCCGAGTAGGTCGCGGCCAGAGCAGTAGAATTTGGCCGGACTCCCATGATCATGTATCCCCCATCTCCATTGAAGACTTCGTAGTTAGAAAAGATGCCTTGTCCCATCGCTTCGGCAAGAGACATATTTGTTATCAGAACAGACTTCCGAGCGAACTCAAGAAACTTGAATGCCGTCATGTCTAAATCAATGTTGCTGTTGTGGTTATCCATAGCCTCTAATACTACAAAAAAAAGATTGACCTGTCAATATGTTTGTCTATACTCCATCGATATGCACCAGTTAGAAGTCGCATACAATAGCTACCTATCAGCTATAGAGCATAGCAGAAACATCAAGCATAACGCTAGAAAGATGTTTGGCGCACACTTGCGCGATGCTCGCCTGCGTCTTGGATTTTCTGTTCGTGAACTAGGTGACAAGATCGGAGTTACTGGTAGCCTTATCAATCAAATTGAAACATCAGCAAAATCGGTTCTCAAAAAAGAACAGATCGGTAAAATTATTGTCTTATGCTCAGACGCAAAACTCCACTTAAAGCCAAAAGCGGATTCAAGAAAAGAGGAGGGAAACTCAATCCCATTTCAGCCAGACTCAAAAAGCGAAGCATTGAATACAGTAGGGTAAGGAGAGAGTATCTTGAAGAAAAAAACGGCAGATGTGAAGTATGTGATAGGGAAGCAACGGACATACACCATAAAAGCGGTAGAGGCCGTAACACCTGCGAGAAGCGCACTTTCTTGGCTGTATGCCGCCCCTGTCACCAAAGAATCCACGACAACCCAGCGTGGGCGAAAGAGCAAGGCTACCTAGTTTACCAATTCAAATAATATGTTCAAATCACTTATCGTGTGCGAAGGCACATTCATTGACGAAAACCAATACAAGATTCGCTTCCGCCAAGACTATGTGGACTGCTGGATCAAGAAGACCGACCTAGAGAAACTTGAAATGTTGGGAATTACTTTCGAGGGAGACAAGGCTTGCAGGATTACAGTCAGCGAAGACCTAGCGAACTTGATGGAGTTGCAGGGTGTGCTAGAATAAACTTTTCATAGTGGGAGGCTGCTAACTCCCGTTTCTAAACTAACCGAATCATCGTCTCACAATATGCGTTTGGGCATTGAAATGGCGGTGGATAGTTTAGTCCTCCCCATCATCGTCCGACATATAATATTCGTCATCGGACATTTCTTCGACTTTAGTTTCTTTCCTAGCCCAGAAGCGATCAGTCGGGACAGGTTTATCGTTACCGATAAAAGTTAGTCCATTACGGCGGGACATCTCTAGTGCGTAGAGAAACGAGTCAGCCAAGTCAGGCGAGAATCCAGTTCTGCCTTTGTAATCGTCTTTAGTCTCTACGGAAATCTTCTTGTTCTTGGTGCGATACCTACGCAGGCAAAGTTCTCGGCCTAGCTCACCAGATGCTTCAACTCCATAGATAACTCTAGCCTTAAACCCGTGGAAGCTCTGATACCAGTATTCCGATATCAAACGATCATAGACTTCGGTGCAAGGACGCTTATCGACATCGGCGGCGATACGATCAGTCGGGCGACCCATAGAAGAGATAAGAGCGATAGACGAACCATCCTTATCATGCCGTAGCCACTCGCGCATGATAGCCTGCCCAATTCGACCACCATCACCGCTGACATCCATGCCAAACTTGCTAGGCATAACTTCATGCTTGCGGCATAGCTCAACTACCTTCGCGGCGACTTGAACATCGAACTCGGTAGCTTGACCAGCAGCGATCTGGATCACTTCTTGGTTTACCAGATACATAACCTTCTGCGAGGTTCCACGGACATAGCCTAGCTTACAGACTGTAAGAACGCATCGGTCGCCACCAGCCGTGAAAGCAGTATCGAAGCCAGCAATCTTGATGAGGTCATTGTGATCCCAGATAGGTTCTGAATAGGTATCAGCATTCCGAATGACATCGGCGGTTAGGATTGTTTGGGCGAAGCCAGACTTAGGCCACCAGCCAATAGCGTTACGAACATAGTCCACAGAGTTCTCATCTCCATAGGACATCTTCAAAATGTCCGCCTGTTTCTTGCGGTCCATTAGGAACG